CTTCATTCTTGTGTTTGACACGGAACCAATAGCTCCGCTTCATGTGATCAAGCGCTCGCATTAGTCTTCTCGTCGTGACTACCGGTAATAATAATTGGATAATAATGCAACTTAAAACACCTATAATGGGAGTAGCCCGGTCGGTGCAATAATATGAAATCATCTTGGCTAGAAGAAGGGCTTCAGGGTCCCCATCACTGGTGATGGTGTGAAACTTGGCTAAAGTTCGCAAAACATCACAGTAAGAAGACACACCATACGGGCTGTCGACGAGGAACCTGCCACAAAAGCTGGTGTCGTCAATAGACCGATATACATCTAGTTTTAATTGGAAGCCCAAAACAGGCATCAAGTGCATGTTGTGGATGGCCTGATCGGCAACGGCTGATCTGACACCAATGATGCCATCGTCGCCCTCGTGAAACGAGACCCAATCATCCGGCTGCAACTCAATCATAGCCACCCAGGTGTTGAAGTGGTTGATGAGTCCATTGGCAATGGAAGTGTGGGCATCGCCGGAGCAACGCGTGCCGGTGACGTCGTAAGTGAGACCAATCTCACTTATTCCTTTGGTTTCTTCTAACCAACCCAATAATTGTAAATAACCGTCTTCGGCTAAGAAAGGGTAACTAAGAAAAACCCTTTCGACGGACTTGATATAGGAGGCAGATATTGATAAATCATAACGTGAATAATCTGTCTCTAAATATACGGGATAGTCGCTTAATGACTTCCCGACACTATTCTTACCATTAAGTTTCTGCATGCGCTCATCGAGGTTGAGGCCTTTGACCAAAGCAGGGTGATCAACGAGAGCATGTTCTAAGGCGCTAATGTATGGGCCGAGCATGACGAGCATCTCGTCGCTGCGCGGGCTGATATTTCTTGGGTCTGTCCCGGACGAACTTGTTTCGATCTTTAGGAAGTTGCGTGTTATTCGGTCCTTCTTTAACCACCCGTACCGCGTCACTCGATCGCGCGCAGCCTGCAACATCACCCGCCTCTTTTCTGGATACCGTAACATCCAAGTCTGAAAAGGAATAGGTTGCAGGGTGTCTGATGTCAGTTCCATCATAACGTCCCACACGTACAACACAGCGAGGAAAGTCAAATACCCTTCCTTCGCCAACAGGCCAGACGCCAGACGCAATCGCGCACATGTTCTTTGACAACGCTGCGCATTTATCACCGTCTCCATGTCCGCTGACAGCTGTGCAAACCGCGTCGACCCACTGGAGGCAAGCGTAGGACTCCGGCTCGGTGAGCCCCATGAGTCCAATTGACACATCTTCTGCCAGAACCACTCTGGTACCCTTTCCGTCAGCGTAATCAGTCGCGATGACAAGTTGGTCACCTTTAATGTCCCATGTTGATCCACGCAGGTATTTTGCATCGGTGTCAACATCGGGCTGACAAGGTTCTTGTCGTACATTGCAAGTGGTTCCTGGTGGAACATTGACACCTGCGTCGGTCCCAATCGATCGGCCAGATTTATTGCCGTCTGATTCTTCTTGGCGACCGGCAACGCTTGCATCATGTCTGTTAATTTCGGGTGGTGCAGATAGCCGCCTAGCGGGTGCGGGTGTCCGGGTAGATCCATCATGTACATTGACGCCTGCTCTTCCTCGACATTGTTCAACAACAAGGGGCACGGTCTTGGTACCATGTTGAGAACTCTTGTCTCGAGGGACGTGATCACATTCGCTTGAGTCTTCGCCGGCACAGCACTGAGGGTGTTCATCACTGCAGGCATGAGCTGGCGTGGGCGAAGGCTGAAAGCGATCATTGCCAAATTGCTTGGTCTCAGAGACCAAGAACTTTGACCTCACTTGCTTGGTGTAAATTTCATATGTCGGGATGATGACCTTGGGAAATGTCCATGCGGTCAAATCTCGTACAGGTTTGACAGCGAATAGCTTACTTACAAGTAGGCAGAACGACGCGCCGGCTCGATGTTGGAGCCAGATCAGCGCTTTCAGCCTATATAAGTCGTACCACCGAAAATCCACGGGGTGCCCTTTAATGCACGTGGCGTGGTAAACGGTGGATACGGCTCGTAAGTCGGCGACGTAAGCTATGAGCCGCACGATGCAGTCCAAATTGCTCGTGTTGACATTGGTTGACTTGCATCGCGCTGTGACAAACGACATTAGCGCTACTGGGTATTTTTCGTCACGCGGGCATGCACCAAAACTGGTCGCACATTCCTCCACGAGGTTGGCGCTGATGTCGAATGAATGAGCGCGCTTGTCAAACCGATAAACTCCCAACTCCAGGTCTTTGATGACATTGTAACCATTGATCATGGGGAGAGCCGCATCACCATCCGAAGGCATCACATTGACATCAGTGCGGTTATAGTCGCCTTCTGCAGGGTAGCAAAAGTAAATGCTGGTGTCGTGATGCTTCAGAAGCAGACAATAAACAAAGGCCCCGTGGTCAGTGACCACAGACCCCTCATTGCCCCAGTCATGGAACACGTGTTGGTACTTAGTCCCGTCGTCAGTTTCCATCGTCACTCTGTTGCCGAAGTAGCTCAAGCTTGCTTCAGCGCGGTCCGCCAGGACGCCTAGCTTCGTCGGTCGCCCGGAAAAGTCGTGGTTAATGACAAACGTCGGGCCGGTAACAGTGCGGACAAGTTCACTTTGTGTCATATGGTAATCAACGTGCGACAGCATCGCCCAAGGTATTTCCCACTTGAGGGGGCAATCTTGCCCTCGCTTCATGCAATTGTCGAAGATCTCGGGTGACTTCAGGTTTCTCAGGATATCATCGTTGGATATGTCCTCAGGGCAACAAATATGTTTCTGTCGTCCGAGGTCAGGGAATCTAGTGCGGCTGCCCCCCACGTCGCGGAACCTGGCGGTGTGGTTCAACGCAAACTCAATGAGGACCTTCTCGACGGTGCGCCT